CACCGCATGGCGGCTGAGATTGATGACAAAACTGGAAATTGGATTGTTTTTCCTATGATTCAATTTGACGGAGAGTTTTTAAAGCAGTTTGAAACAAATCAAGATGCAATGGATGAGGCAATAGCAACAGGAAACTTTTTAGAAATGCCCTCAAAAGAAGAAGCTCTTGATTACGCAAAAGGCGGCTATAAAGAAGGAACTGCATTAGAAACTTTCAACCCTTTAGCAAAGAAAGCAAACAAAGCTAATACTTTCGTAGAGGCTGTGGAGTAAACCATGAGCGATATATACGAAGCAGACCCATTATTGATGGAGCAATCTATCGAAGATTGGGTAATGACTAAGTGTGATGATTGGCGTGACCACTACGAGTCTAACTATTCTTACCGTTTTGACGAGTATTATCGTCTTTGGCGGGGTATTTGGGATGTCTCTGATAGCGAAAGAGCCTCTGAACGGTCAAGAATTATCTCGCCAGCCCTCCAGCAAGCGGTTGAATCTAACGTAGCAGAGTTAGAAGAGGCAACCTTTGGGCGTGGGAAGTGGTTTGATGTCTCCGATAATGTAGGAGATACAGATAGAAATGACGTACTTTTCCTGAGAAACAAGCTCACTGAAGACTTTGAGGACTGTAAAGTTCGTAAATCAGTTGCTGAGTGCTTAATTAATGCGGCTGTTTTCGGTACAGGCATAGGCGAAATTATCATCGAAGAGATGAAAGAGATGGCTCCTGCTACCCAACCGATTATGGGCGGTGATCTGCAAGCGGTCGGAGTTACAATTCAGGACAGGGTAAAGGTTAAGTTAAAGCCTGTTATGCCACAGAATTTTCTGATCGACCCTGTTGCAACGTCTGTAGAAGACTCAATGGGTGTGGCAATAGATGAATTTGTCAGTATGCACCAAGTAGAAATGCTCCAGGAGCAAGGTGTTTACCTTGATACTTACATTGGCCCTGCTGCTCCAGACACAGATTTAGAGCCAGACCAAGATCTGACTGTTTACCATGACAATAAAGTGCGTCTTACCAAGTATTACGGTCTTGTTCCCAGGGAAATGCTTGATAGCGCATTAGAGGAAGATGAAGAAGTAGAAGTTCTGACGGAAGAAGAAGATCAATCCAGATACGTTGAAGCCATTGTTGTTATTGCTAACGGTGGTGTACTTCTAAAAGCAGAAGCTAATCCTTACATGATGCAGGACAGACCTGTTGTAGCGTTCCCGTGGGATGTAGTACCAGGAAGATTCTGGGGTCGTGGTGTCTGCGAAAAAGGTTACAACTCTCAAAAAGCACTCGATACTGAGCTTAGAGCACGAATTGACGCATTAAGCTTAACAATTCACCCCATGATGGCAATTGATGCAACTCGTTTACCCAGAGGTGCTAAACCTGAGATCCGTCCAGGCAAAATGATACTGACCAGTGGTGATCCTAGAGAAGTCCTACAGCCCTTTAATTTCGGACAGGTTAACCAGATTACTTTTGCCCAAGCATCAGCCTTGCAACAGATGGTGCAACAGGCTACAGGAGCCGTAGATTCAGCAGGTATTGCAGGGCAAGTAAACGGCGAAGCAACTGCTGCTGGTATTTCAATGTCTTTGGGTGCAATCATTAAAAGACATAAGAGAACTCTGATTAATTTTCAGCAGTCTTTTTTAATACCTTTTGTAAAGAAGGCAGCGCACCGATACATGCAATTTGACCCTGAAAGCTACCCTGTTGCTGACTACAAGTTTAACGCAACAAGCACTTTGGGTATTATTGCTAGGGAATACGAAGTTACACAGCTTGTACAACTACTTCAGACAATGCAGCAAGATTCTCCTTTATACGCAACATTAGTACAGTCAATCATTGATAATATGAACCTGTCTAACCGTGAGGAACTCTTAGCCGCAATGCAGCAAGCTATGCAGCCTAACCCAGAAGCTCAACAAATGGCGATGGCAGCGCAGCAAGCACAGATTGCATTCCAGCAATCACAAACCGCAGCACTCAGCTCACAAGCAGAAGAATCATCTGCAAGAGCCGTTAAACTGGCAATTGAGGCTAACACTATACCTCAAGAGCTAGAAATTGATCTCATCAATGCTGTTACCAAAAACCTGAAGGAAGGTAACGCAGAAGATAAAGAGTTTGAGCGACGAATGAAGGTTGCCCAGACACTCCTTAAAGAACGAGAAATCAAGAGTAAAGAAAATGCTAACGAACCAAGAACTGGAAATGCTAATCAAGCAGGTGGAGAACCGATTCCAACCCCAATGGAACCGCTTAGAAGCGTTGGAGCGGAAGATCTCCTTTAACGAGGAATTACTGAATGCCGAAGCAAAAAGACCCAAGACTCGCAAGGCTAGGGTTAAAAGGGTTCAACAAGCCGAAGAGGACACCGAACCATCCTACTAAGTCACACGTTGTCTTAGCTAAATGTGAAGATGGCAGCACCAAAACTATTAGATTTGGGCAACAAGGTGTTAGCGGTGCAGGAAAGAACCCTAAGTCTGCAAAAGACAAAGCTAGGCGCAAGTCTTTTAAGGCTAGACACGCTAAAAATATAGCGAAAGGTAGATGTTCAGCAGCATATTGGGCAAATAAGGTTAAATGGTAGGAGAGCTAAATGGCTAAAGGAATGCCTCATTACAAGCGTGACGGTACGTTATTTAAAGGCAATACACATAAAATGCCTAATGGCGACCTTCATTCTGGCAAAACACATGGCAAAACGTCAGTAAAACTGTACCATTTCAAGGATCTTTCAGACAGAGCAAAGAAAAAAGCTAGGAGTCAGTAATGGCAGGATATTATCCACAACAAAAACCAAGCAAGAAGAAAGCTAATGGCGGCAAAAAGAAAACCAAAGGCAAAAAGAAAAAGTAAATCGTCTGATCCAGTTCCCAAGAATAAACAGCTTTATTCCAGGGTAAAGTCAGAAGCAAAACGTAAGTTTGATGTGTGGCCTTCAGCATACGCATCCGCTTGGCTGACCAAAGAATACAAGAGGCGAGGCGGAACTTATGCCTAAACCAGCGTCTAAACGGCGGCAACACCGTCAATCTTCTAAGCCAAAGACCAAGAAAACAGGTCTAAAGAAGTGGTTTGATGAAGAATGGATAGACGTTAAGACAGGCAAAAAGTGTGGTAGATCAGGCAAAGAGAAAAAAAGTCGTCCTTACCCTTCTTGCCGGCCTAAAGCAGTCGTTAAAAAGATGACTAAAGCTGAAAAAGAATCGTCAGCAAGGCGTAAAACAGGCAAAGCCAAGATAAAACACGCAGTTACCGCTTCTGGCAGGAGAAGAATTACCAGGAAAAAGTAATTAAAAATTAGTAAATAAGGAAAATTATGACTCCAGAGCTTGAAGCTTATTTTGATAACTATAATCAGTTATTTAATCACGAAGGTTTCAAACAACTCATAGAGGAGCTATCCAACAATGCTAAACAACTGGCTGACATACAGTCAGTGAAAGATTTGGAAGAGCTTTTTTATCGAAAAGGCCAAGTTGCCGCTTTTGCAACAGTGATTAACTTAGAAAATACAATTACTCTTGCTAGAGAACAAGCAGAGTCTGAAAATGATGTTTAAATATGAAAATATTCATATCAATAGCTTCGTTTGAAGACCCTTTATTAAAATATACAATAGAATCTTGTTATGAAAACGCTAAATATAAAGAAAACCTAGTATTTGGCGTATTTGACCAAAGCAATAATCATCTAACTTTTGATAGCAGTATTAATATTAGGTATAAGACCTGTGATCCTGCTGAGTCTTTAGGTGTTTGTTGGGCTAGGTCAAAGGTTCAAACTGAACTGATGGAGGATGAGGATTTATATTTACAAGTAGATTCTCATACTCTTTTTGGAAAGGATTGGGATGTTTACATAATAGATCAGTATGTTAAGGCTAAAACATGGGTAGATAAGCCAATTATTACTAGCTACCCAAGGTCTTTTATTGCTGTAGAAACAAAAGAATCGTTTAATTGTGATAAAGATTTAGTTTTTGTGCCAAAAAATGAATGGGACTATCCTAGTTATAAAGCTTCTACTTACGTTTTAATAGCAGATAAACCATTTCATAATGGCTTGCATTGCAGACAAACAGCCAGAATTATTGCTCCAAAACAATACAAAGGGTTTTTGCTTGCCGCAGGGTTTATTTTTGCAGAAACTTGTTGGGCGAGAGAAGTTCCTTATGACCCAAAAATATATTTTAATGGGGAAGAAAGCACTTTAGCTTTAAGAACTTTTACGCATGGATATGACATAGTTCATATTCCAAGCGTACCTTTTTGGCATGAATATCATACAGAAAATAATAAAACGCAGCGGAAAAGACATTGGGAAACAAGCACTAAAGAAAGCTCTAATAAGCTGTTAAAAGCTGGCGAAGAAAGAACTAATAATGTGTTAAGTGGACAAGATACAGGAAAGTACGGCATAGGAGACAAAAGAACATTAAAGGAATATGCTTGTTTTAGTGGTATAAATTACAAGCAAAGAACATTTTGCCCAGAAAAAGCTTCGTTTAAAGTATATGAAAATTTTGGCTGGGAAGAGTAGAATGTTAAAGGTTTATGATTTTAAGTGTCCAAAAGGACACGTATTTGAAAGATTTGTCAGTAGTGGCACTGTAGCCAGTAGGTGCGGTTGCGGTGAAACTGCTACTAAAATGCTATCTGCCCCGTCTTTTATACTGGATGGGTCTACTGGGGATTTCCCTGGAAGGCACATGAAATGGGTAAAAGAACACGAAGAAGCAGGTAGGCGAAACT